TACGCAGCATCAAACTTCTTATCATATGGTGGTCAACTAGATGTAGTTAGAGCAGGTGGTGGGGAATTAAACAACTCAAATGCTGGTGTTGGTATTGCATCAACAACCACTTTACGTGTTGATAATTTTGATGACTATAACAACAATCACACTTCGGATAGTTCTTTCTACTGGGCAGCAAAAAATCCAGGAAACTGGGCAGAAAATTTAAAGGTATGTGTAATTGATGCTTCTGCAGATCAAAGAATTTCTGGTATTTCAACAACAGTAGTTGTAACAAGTGGAATTACAACAGGATCTCATGGTATTCAAGTTGGTTATGCAGTAACTCAAGCACTAAGTGGAGTTTCTATTGGAATTGGAACAACTGCAGCAGCAAGCGGATATCTAAAAGGTGTTGTTACTGCAATTGGTGCAAGTTTTGTTGATGTAAAAGTTGTAAGTTATGTATCTGGTCTTGGCACAGAAACTGCAGTAGATTATCAAGCGGGTTCACTATACCAGTTTACCACTGCAAACATCGGGTTCTCATCGGCAGTCATCGGTGATGTTGGTATTATGACTGGTGGTAAGTCATTAACAGACTGGTACGATCAGCAAAATGTTTTAACAAGTGTTGCTGATGGTGGATCGGATGCAATTACACTTTCTTGGAGATCAGTTCTTGCAAAACCAGGAACAAATTCATACGTTTCTCAGAGAAATGGACGTAATGATGGATTGAATGTTGTAGTCATTGATGCAGCAGGATCTGTAACAGGAACTGTAGGAGCAATTCTAGAGAAGTTTGGCAATCTTTCAAAGGCAAAAGATGCTGAAGTTTCTCCACAGAAATCAGTCTACTACAAAGATTACCTTGCGTCTAATTCACAATATGTTTATGCTGGTCTGTCTCCAGTAAATTCAACTGATGCGTACTGGGGAACCAGATCACGTCCTTCTGGGTTTAGCAGCGGTGTTGTTCCAATTACAGCAGCAGCAAGTGCTTGGGGTCAAGATGCTAAGGATATTAACTTCTCTTCACTAGGAAACGCTGCTTATAGACTAACTGGTGGTAAAGATTATCAGGGAGTTGGATACTATGATGCTCCACTTGGAGATCTTCTAACTGCTTATGATAAACTCGCCGATCCTGTAAACAGTGACATTAGATTCCTATTACAGGGTGGTGCTTATAAGTCAAAAGAAGAAGAGCAAGCAAAAGCAAATAAACTAATTTCAATTTGTGAAGCACGTAAAGACTGTGTTGCATTTATTTCTCCAAACAGAGATAGCGTTGTAAATATTACAAACGCAAGCACACAACTTACAAACGTTCTATCGTTCTTTGCACCACTTTCTTCATCCTCGTATGTTGTATTTGATAGTGGTTATCAATACGTATATGATCGCTTCAATAAGCGTTTTACATATATCCCTTGCTCAAATGATGTAGCAGGTCTATGTGTAAGAACTGATAGAGATCAATTCCCATGGTTCTCACCAGCAGGATCAAACAGAGGTTCTCTAAACTTTGCAGTGAAACTTGCATTCAATCCAGGTCAAGATGCAAGAGATAGATTGTATTCAAACAGAATTAATCCAATCATTGCATCACCTGGTTCAGGAATTATTCTCTTTGGAGATAAGACTGGACTATCATTTGAAAGTGCATTTGATCGCATCAACGTAAGACGCCTATTCATTACAATTGAAAAGGCAATTGAGAATGCTGCTAAGGCACAACTATTTGAATTGAACGACGCTGGAACTAGATCAAACTTTGTAAATATTGTTGAACCATACCTACGTGATGTTCAAGCGAAACGAGGTGTAACTGAATTCCTTGTTGTTTGTGATGAAACAAATAACACACCTGACGTGATTGATCGTAATGAGTTTATTGCTGACATCTACGTGAAGCCAGCAAGATCGATTAACTTTATCGGTCTAACGTTCGTAGCCACGAGAACGGGAGTTTCGTTCTCCGAAATCGTCGGCACCGTTTGATAATAGGAGGACAAAACAATGCCATTACAGAACACAAACATTTTCAACACTCCTAATAATGAAAGAACAATTGACAGTTTTAAGTCAAGACTTGTTCAAGGTGGTGCTAGACCAAACTTATTTGAAGTAGAAATGAATTTCCCATCGGGAAATGGAATTTTTGATGAAATCGGTGATACTTCACATAGAATGTTAATCAAAGGTGCTCAACTTCCAGCATCAAATATTGCTGAAGTTATCGTTCCTTTCCGTGGCAGACAACTTAAAGTTGCTGGTGACAGAAGATTTGATCCATGGACAATCACTGTTATCAATGATGGTGACTTTAAACTAAGAGAAGCATTTGAAAAGTGGTCAAACTATATCATTAAAGTATCAGATGGTTCTGGTACAATCAATCCTGCAGACTATTTTGCAGACTGGGTTGTAACACAACTAGGAAGAGCAGACACTGTTCCAACTCCTGGTAGTCAAAATGCCGCTCCACTTCCAGTAAAGCGTGCATATAAGATGCACGGTTGTTGGCCAAGTTCAGTTGGTGCTATCGAACTTTCATATGATAGTGCAGACGTTATTGAAGAGTTTCAGGTAACACTACAAGTTCAGTGGTGGGAAGCTTATACGGGTTCAAACACCGATTCCGTAGTCTGATAAATAGACCAAAGGGTTTTTTATAATAATGGCGAAACTTTTTGGTTTTTCGATTGATGACGAAGAAAAGAAGTCTAAAGGCATAGTCAGTCCAGTTCCTCCAAATGATGAGGACGGGGCTGACTATTATCTTTCTTCAGGATTTTATGGACAATACGTAGATATTGAAGGCGTTTTTAGAACGGAATTCGATATCATTAAAAAATATCGTGATATGGCATTGCATCCAGAATGCGATACTGCCGTTGAACATGTTGTAAATGAAGCTATTGTTTCTGATCTCAATGATAGCCCTGTAGAGATTGATCTTGATAATCTTCAAGTAAGCACTTCTTTAAAAAAAGTTATTAGAAATGAATTTAAATATGTAAAAGATTTATTGGAATTTGATAAAAAATCGCATGAAATTTTTAGAAATTGGTATGTTGATGGAAGACTGTATTATCATAAAGTAATTGATTTGCAAAAACCTGATGAGGGTATCAAAGAAGTAAGATACATTGATGCTTTAAAGATGAAACTCATGAGAGTTCGTCCTAATGATAAAAAAGCATTACCAGCAAGACCTTACAATGAGGATGTTACTTCTACTAAAGATGCTGATGTAGTAGAATTTTATACTTACTATCCAGAAGGCGTTGCTCAGAAGTATGGATCAGTATCTGGTAAAGGAATAAAAATTGCAAAAGATGCAATTTGTCATGTTACTTCTGGTCTTGTAGATAGAAACAAACATCTAACTCTTTCATATCTTCACAAAGCAATTAAAGCACTCAATCAACTAAGAATGATTGAGGATAGTCTTGTTATCTATAGACTATCTCGTGCTCCAGAACGTCGTATTTTCTATATTGATGTTGGTAATCTACCAAAGGTAAAAGCGGAACAGTATCTTCGTGATGTTATGTCTCGCTATCGCAATAAGTTGGTCTATGATGCATCAACTGGTGAAATCAAAGATGATAAGAAATTCATGTCCATGCTAGAAGATTTCTGGCTTCCAAGACGTGAAGGTGGTCGTGGAACAGAAATTTCTACTCTTCCTGGTGGACAAAATCTTGGGGAATTAACTGACGTTGAATATTTCCAGAAGAAACTTTACAGATCTCTAAACGTTCCTGATAGTAGAATTGGAGCAGATAGTGGATTTAACTTAGGTCGTTCATCCGAAATTTTACGTGATGAACTGATGTTCAGTAAATTTGTGGGTCGTTTAAGAAAGCGTTTTAGTGCTCTATTTTTAGATCTTCTAAAAACACAACTCATCTTAAAAAACATTGTTACCCCAGAAGATTGGGAACAAATGGCAGAGCACATTCAATTTGATTATATTTACGATAATCATTTTGCAGAACTCAAAGATACTGAACTAATGAATGAGCGTCTCAATTTGATGGTTGCTATTGAACCATATATTGGAACATATTATTCAAGAGATTATGTAAAGCGTAAAGTTCTTCGCCAAACAGATGAAGAGATCATGGAAATGGAAGAAGAAATGGAAAATGAAAATGAGATGGGTATTGGTGTTCCGTTAGAAACTCAAAATGCAATCATGCAAGGTCAAATGCAAAACGATCTAGGCATGAGGCAAATGGAACCAGATCTTGAAAAGAAAAAAGATGGCGGTTCAACAGAAGCACCGACAATAAACATCAAAAAAGCTAAGATATAAATAAATACAGGCATTTTTACAAATTATGGATTCTGCAGAATTAATTGATATGGTAGTTTCTGATGCTCCGTCATCAGAAGTTTCCGATTATATCAAAGGTCTTTTGTTTGCAAAAGCAAGTGAAAAGGTTGATGCTCTCAAACCAGCAGTTGCTAATGGTTTGTTTGGGGCAGAAGATGAAGTTGAAGTTACTGATGAAATCGAAACCGAAGAGGGAGAATGAGCGCATCACAACCACTAAGTCTTGTGCAAGACTTTGGAGAACTTACATCAAATAATACCACGTCTAAAAATTCAAGTCCACATATTGTTAAAACTGGCATTTTATATATTTGTATTAATGATGTTGGAAAAGGAGCACATATTGGAGTGTGCAATACCACTTCAGATCCTATCGGAATAAAATCATTCCACGTAAATCCAAGTACAGATTTTTTGTATAGATACGCTCATCCAGCTCAAGCAGTAGTAACTGGCATACAAACAGGAACTACAACTACATTAACTTTAAACCATCCTGATACTAAAATTAAAAAGGGTGATTATATTACTTTAGTTGGTTCTTCTGTTGCAGCATATAATAATGCAATTTTTCATAAAGAAGTATTGAATATTTCTTCTCCACAGCAATGGAAT